TATCTTACTGAAAACACTGATGTATTTAGGGACGCAGAAGGTAGGGTAAATAGTGAAGAAGGTGCAACATACGATGGTGTAGCCAAAGAACATTATAACTTGTATGGAAAGGCAGAAGGAGATAGAAGAGGCACTGAAGGTCTTGCATCTTTCTTTAGTAGACCTGACTTAGAAGAAGATAATATTATGCAAGATACAATGACGGATGAAAGTAGAGCAAAAATAGATGAGTTTAATCGTGCTAATCCTGTAACAGATGACTCTTCAAATACAGAGGGTGATGGAGAAGCAATAGGTGAAGTAAAATATTCTTCTAATATGTTTGATGAAAAAGGAGATATTCAAAATGCTGGTGAAAATGCTATGAGTGTTCCAAGAGGAGGATATAACTCTGGAAATCCTGCACCTGATCCTGACTTAGCATTACAGACTGCCTTAAAGTCTGAAAAAGAAGGAGGCACAGGATTTTTTACTAGAGCTACACTGCAATTATGGAAAGATAAAGTAAGTGGTGTAGATACAGGAGGACTGAGTACTGACATTAAAGATGATTTTGACAGTCAGTTTGTACACAAAGGAGGAAATACATATGATTTTAGAGAAGGGGCTGACATTGCAGGTTATCTAGGTAAGTTTTATGATATAAATGGCAATCTTACTAGTATAGATAATGCTGTATATCAAGTCGGTGCTAAAAAAGGTCAACCACTAACTCTAAGAGATGTAGTACAAATAGGTGCAGGTTCTCTTAGTAATTTAGAAAGTCAATTTGCAGGACAAGAAAATCGAGGAGATCAAGACGAAACACCATAACTTTTGTATGGGCTACCTGTTACCCTTTATAATTAAATAAAGCCACTAATAGCCCCCGATGAGGAGAATAAAATGTCAGACATGACTGTACAACCAACACGAGTAGCTACGATGAAATATCGTAAAAACACAATAGAAGATGAGGAAAAAGAAATAGAAGAAATGGAAAATCGTAGAGCAGGTTTAAATACTGTAAGTGAAGAAGAACCTGAACATCCAGAAGAAAAGACTTTTAAGAAGCGTTATGGAGATCTTAGAAGGCATCTACAAAAGAAAGATGATGAACATAGAAAAGAATTATTAGCTGTTAGAGAACAGATTTCTAGTTTAACTAAGACCCAAGTAAGACTTCCTAAAACAGATGAGGAAATAGATAACTGGGCTAAAAAATATCCTGATGTAGCTAAAGTAGTAGAAACTATTGCTACTAAAAAAGCTAGAGAAAGTACTAAGGATATAGAAAAACGGTTATCATATATTGCAGAAAAAGAACAAAAAGTAAATAGGCAAGTAGCAGAGAATACATTAGGTAAGATACATCCTGATTACGATGAACTTAGATCTAGCTCATCTTTTCATGAATGGGCTGAACAACAGCCTAAAATGATACAACAGGCTTTGTATGAAAACGATGACGATCCTGAAGCTGCTGCTAAAGCGATTACTTTATATAAGTTAGAAACTGCTAACGATAGAGGTGAATCTAACCCTAGAGAAGCAGCTAGATCAGTTAATACTCGTAGGAGAACATCAGAACCTACTGGTAATAATAAAACAAAGTGGTCTGAATCCAAAGTAAGGAAGCTATCTGGTCAACAGTGGGAAACAAACGCTGATGAAATACAGGAAGCTATATCTTCAGGAAACTTTGATTATGACGAAAGTGGTGCTGCTAGGTAATTTTTTACTTGACAAGTATTTTTCAATATGATATAATACGTCATCACTTAAAAGGGCTTATTTACCCCTTCTATTAGGACAACTAAATAAACTCTCACTACCCATAAGTATAAGGTACACCATTTTGCATTGGCCCCTTACGGATACCCAACAAAAAATGCCCCTGAACTTATTTTATAGCCAACATAGGAGATAATTAATGGCTTTTAAAACAGCTACTGGTTACGGAAACCTGTCGAATGGCAACTTCTCACCTATAATTTATAGTAAGAAGGTTCAGTCGGCTTTCCGTAAAAACAGTATATGCGAGGATATTACCAACAGTGATTACTTTGGTGAGATCGCAAATTTCGGTGATACAGTGCGTATCATCAAAGAACCAGAAATCACAGTCAAAGAGTATGCTCGTGGTACACAAGTACAGCCACAAGATCTTGAAGACGATGATTTCTCACTAGTTATCGACAAAGCTAACTACTTTGCTTTTAAAATTGATGACATTGAAGAAGCTCATTCTCATGTAAACTTTGAGTCAATGGCTAGTGATCGTGCTGGTTATCGTCTAAAAGATCAATTTGACCAAGAAGTTCTAGGTTACTTATCAGGTTTCAAACAAGCTACACTTAGTGCTAATGCTGGAACCGCTAGAGTAGCTGGAGATAAATCAGGTACTGATCCTATTGCAGGAGCAGCAGCCAACGGTTTACTGGCTTCTATGTTAATTGCTCGTAATAGCTTTGTTTCTGGTGGTGCTGCTACCGACTCAATCGCAACTCATCCAGACGGATCTACTGGTGAAGCAACTCCTCTAGAATTGCTAAACCGTATGGCTCGTTTACTTGATCAACAAAATGTTGACCGTGATGGACGTTGGGTTGTTGTCGATCCAGTATTCGCTGAACAACTTAATGACGAAAACTCTAAACTATTGAATAATGATTTTGCTTCAGGTGACAAAGACATTCTTAGGAATGGTCGCATTGTAAGTGGCATGATTCGTGGTTTCCGAGTTTATATGTCTAACAACCTTCCTTCAATAGGAACAGGTCCAGCTACCATTGATACCAACGGTTCTGCTTCGCATTTCGGTGCGATTATCGCTGGTCATGATTCTGCTGTTGCAACTGCTTCGCAGATTGAAAAGGTTGAATCATATCGGGATAATGACAGCTTTGCTGATATTGTTCGTGGTATGCATCTGTATGGTCGCAAAGTTCTTCGTCCTGAAGCACTAGTTCGCGCTCACTACAATATTGCAGGTTAAGGGAGAATAGACAATGGCTACTTTTGATCTTACTGCATTATCAACAGCAGGTGTAGGTGCAAACTCTGATGGTACTTTACCAGCACATTATGGGAATAACCCTTTTTACCAGATTGAAGCATATCTGGATATTCCTAAACTAATTACTGCTGGTAATACTATTTCTGATGGGGATATCTTTCAGATGTTAACAATCCCTGTTGGTACTATAGTCTTTAACGCTGGTCTTCAAATAGTAACTCCGTTTACTGCCAGTGTTACAGGAGACTTAGACTTTGCTGCTGGTGATGACATGGTGGACGGTTTTGATATGACTAGTGCTGCTGGGACTTTTGCTGTCGCAGGTACTAACGGACAAACCAATCTACTAATTACTAACGCTGCGTCAACTTATCTTCAACTTGTCGGTACTGAAGACACGATTGATCTTAAATTGGCAGGGGCTGCTGCAGCAGTCGGTGTGGCAAGAGTGTATGCTTTACTTATTGATTGTACTGCGAATGGGGCTTACCCAACGTCAGCTACAAGAGATGTGTTAGGCTAATAAAGTATTAGGGTAGTTCTTTAATTAGGGCTACCCTCTTCTTTAATTTGGGTGATATATGGCTACAACATTCATTACATTAGTAAATGATACTCTTAGACGTTTGAATGAAGTTGAGTTAAATTCAACTGATTTTCCAAATGCTGTAGGTTTTCGCGCCCAAGTTAAAGATGCAGTAAATGCTTCTCTACAAGAAATATCCCAAAAAGAATTTGAATTTCCATTTAACTTTACTTCTGCTTCTTTAACTTTAGTTGCAGGTACAGCAGAGTACAGTCTTGCTGCTGATTTTAAAATAGCAGATTGGGATAGCTTCCGTATTGCTAAAGACGATAGTATTAATGCTGATGCTAGACTATTAAAATTAATAAACTACGATACCTTTCTAACTAGATTTTATGAAAGAGATGGTAACGCAACCTCAGCAGAATATACAACGCCTGTATATGTTTATAGAACTTTATCTAATAAGGCTGGATTTACACCCTTACCAGATGTAGCGTATACAGTAAACTATAACTACTTTTCTTACTCATCTGATCTATCTGCCTCTACAGATACTATGAGTGTTCCAGATCAATTCAAACACGTTGTTATAGACGGTGCATTATACCATACTTATATGTTTAGAGATAACTCACAACAAGCAGCAATAACCAAACAGAAGTATGAAGAAGGTATAGATCGTATGCGTACATTATTAATTAATAGATTTACTGATGTTAGAGATACAAGAGTAGGGAGACTCCTTGCAGTTCCACATGGTAATTTATAATGGCTGATGCGTTAAAAGACGTAACGGTATTATCTCGTGGTGGTTTATTTACAAACGAGGATGCTTTAGCTCTAGCTGGATCTAATCCAGGATCAGCAGTCCGTATGTTAAATATGGAAATATCTCAATTTGGTGGGTATAGAAGAGTTAGCGGATATGCAGATTATGACTCTTCTTACGGTACTGTTAGTGGTGCAGGTAATATAACAGGTCTGTGGATACTAGAAGGTGTACCTTACGCTGTCAGAAGAAACTTAAAAGATACTACTGGAACTTTAGGTTCTAATCCTTTTGTTGTTACTAGTGGTAGTCCTACTATAACAGTAACTCATAGTGGTCACGGTTTAATTGTAGGAGATAGAGTAACATATGCAAGTTCCTCTGCTGTTGGAGGCATAACACCAAATGCAGTAGAAATGGTTATTGCCTCTGTAGTTAATGTTAATAGTTATACAGTTAACTTTACTTCTAATGCAAGTTCTGGTGCTACTGGTGGAGGTAGTTCAGTAACATTTACTGCAAATGGGGGAACTCCAACACTAGGATCTAATCCCTTTACTGTTGCGAATGGAAGTGCTACAATAACAGTTTCTCATACTGCTCATGGACTAGTCGTAGGTAACTTTGTAACCTTTGCAGGTAGTGCAGCTATCGGTGGTATAACCCCTAACTCTGTAGAGATGAAAGTTGTTACAGTTCCTAATGCAAATAGTTATACCGTTACCTTTACATCTGCAGCCACTTCTACGGTTAGTGGTGGAGGTGGGGCTTCCGTAACAGCAACGTATAGTAAGTTTTATAGTATCTGGAAGTATACAGTTACAGGATGGACAACAGTAGTATCTAATATATCATCTGTAGATGTAACTAAATTAAGGCATAATACAAACTCTTTTACAGGTACAGAAGCAACTATAATATGTGACGGTGCTAATAGTCCTAGTAAGTTATCGGGATCAACATTTTCAATTCATCCTACAGGAGGAGACTACAATCCTAGCGGTGCTTCTTTTACTACTGATTTTAAAAATCATCAATTCTATGCAGGATTTCCTACGACAGGATTAGGTCCAAATATAATACTATTTAGCGAACCTAACGATGACGATGCGTTTACTAATAGTGGTGGAGCAGGTGCAATTAATGTTGGATTTAATATTACTGGAATAGCAAAGTTTAGAGATGGACTATTTATATTTGGTAAAACTAAAATAAAAAAATTAACAGGTTCAGTAAAAGCAGATTATATTCTTTCTGAAGTAACAGACAACATTGGTTGTATTGCTACTGACAGTATTATTGAACTAGGTGGTGATGTATTATTTCTAGCATCTGATGGTATACGTCCTATTCAAGGTACTGCAAGGATTGGTGATGTTGAGCTAGAAACCATATCTAAACCTGTACAGCAACTATTACAAGCATTGCCTAGCACACACAATCTAGATAATATGACCTCTGTTGTTATTAGAAATAAATCTCAGTTTCGTTATTTCTTTCCTAAAACAACTATAGCTAAAGCAGACACAGGTGGTATAATAGGTGGACTTAGATTTGCCGACAGAAGAGTAGGTTGGGAATTTGGTGAGTTACTAGGTATACGAGCTTTCGTTGCTACTAGCGGTTTAATAAACAATGTGGAAGTAGTACTACATGGGGATTTAGACGGTGAGGTATATCAACAAGAATCTGGTAGTACCTTTGATGGTGATGACGTTACAGCAGTGTATGCTACTCCATTTTTATATTTTGACTCTACTGAAAAACGAAAAGTATTCCAACACATAACTATGTTTACTAGACCAGAAGGATCATCTACCATAAACTTAGGTATTGCTTATGATTGGGATGATCCAAATGTGCCTGATCCAACTACCTACTCTTTAACTACAGCAGGATCACTTTCTAGATATACAACAACAAATAGTACTTACGATGCTACCTTTACATATGATGGATCTTCTAGTCCTGTACTAGAATCTAATATACAGGGATCAGGTAGGGCGATCTCGTTAGCTATAACATCAACAGGAACTCAAGCTCCCTATAGTATAGCTGGTTTCTCAATAACATATCAAGATGCAGGATACAGATAATGGCAGGATATACTAGACAATCAGCAGCACAAATCGTTAGTGGTGAGGTTATATCAGCAGCACCACTTAATGCGGAACTTAACCAAGTTTTAGCAGCATTTAATAATTCTACAGGTCACTCACATGATGGTACATCAGCAGAAGGACCACCAGTAGATAGAATAGCAGATGCTGACCAACGTAATATGGTGTTTGTAGATACTACCAATAATCATCTTGAGTTTTATACTGAAGTAGGTGGTGCAGCTACACAACAAGTACGAATACAAGATGGATCTATACTACCTATCACAACTAACGATATTGATTTAGGTGGTGCATCAAACAAATTTAAAGACATACATTCATCTGGTACT